TTCCGTCAAAGTCATCAATGATGATGGCTTCCTGTTGTTCGTATCCGTCCCACCACATGGTTCCGTCCTTGATATAGACCGATTCATGAGCTTCAAAAGCGGAACGAGTCTTTCCAGTGCCGGCAGGACCCCAGATCCAGGTAACGATTGGGGGCTTGTCGTAAGGACGATCCGTAAAGGTTGAGGCACGAAGTTCCTTGATGCCCTTAGCATATTTGATAAATTGAGTCGGATGAGCGCCAGCGATATCCGACAGGGAATTACCCTTGAAGATGTCGCTTGCGACATCTTCAAGGTCGGAGCGTTTGCCTTGTTGTTTCAACACTCCCTCCTCATGCCAATCACCATCTTTCTTACAATAGTCGATTGCTTGCTTTTGACTTCCCTTTCGCTCTTCGATATGCATGGTCGGAAAGGCTTTTTTCAAAGTGCTCAATCTCTTTGGTTTGTCAAACTCAGCGTACCCTTGCAAATGGAGACGCTTGGTATCGGGACAAGTTTCACGTCCAACGATAACGTACGTGCACCCATGTTGGTCAACGTGTGGATATTCAGCTTCATCAAAGGAGGTAAAGCAGATATTGCGATACATTTTGTCTGTCATTTTGTGCTTTGAAAAAAGTGAAAACCTAAAAACTGAGCAGCTATATATATTGAGATTTTTGTTTTTTGCCCTGCGCACTCAAAACGAAAAAACAGGTGCTATGCAATTAATTAAAACCGTGACCCACTGGCAGGGTCCAAGTTAAAAAATATCGGTTTTAAATGCCAGTGCTTATTCTTATAGTTTGTCGATGGCACGCTATCGCAGAACCCGTAGGTCTAGACGACCTTTGCGCCGTTCGCGAAGGCGACCTCGACGTTCTTTTGTTCGTCGGCGTGGTGGACGTAGGCGTATGATGAGTAGACAACGTCCTTTGGTCAATGCTGGTTATCTTATGCCTAAGAAACTTGCTATGACAACGACATATTGTGAATCTTTGCAAACAGCTGCAGCAGCAGCTACCTACTATGAATATATTTATTCTGGTAGTAACATGTATGATCCCAATATAACTGGTGTTGGTCATCAACCTCTTCTTTTTGATGAGATGATGGCTTTTTATGAGAAGTTTTATGTCTCGTGGTCTTCTATCTATGTCGAGATCATGCCTAAGATCGAGCAAAATGCTGCACCTGTTGCTGCCAATGCGGGTTCTACTGGAACGGTTTATCTCATGTTCAATACCAGTGGTGTTAATTTGAGTCCGCTTGATTCTCGTTATTTACGAGAGCAACCTACGGTGAAATGGGCTCGTGTCGGAACGGGAGCGTTCGGAGGTCCAACAGCAAATAAGATTTCTGCTTCTGCTAAGAATCGTTCCCTTACTGGTCAATGGGCTTTGAATAATCCTGATTGTTCTGGCAACATTTCTGGAGGTCCTATTATCAATACTTATTGGCATGTTTATGTCGAGAGTAGTGATCTTATTGCGAATGTTGCTTTCAATATGCGTGTAACTATTCGTTATCGTGTTATCTATTATAACACAGGCGACTTTATTGCGGCCTCATAGATTTTTTGTTTTCAGTAAAAGGAACGTTCCTCAAAGTTAAAAATCAAAAGTACTCTTTAACATTCAAAGTATCTGGGGATAGCTTAAATAGCCCCCCTTGGGGGGTTGGGGGGGTCGCGCTAGCGTAATAGATTTTTACTTTTTAATGATCAGCAACTAAGTCATCATAAGCTTTGGTTAAATCGATAAAAGCGGGACTACGTAACAGAAGTGGCTGTCCAGTATTACCAGCCACTTCTGTAACATCTGTAACATTTGTAGCACCAGTCGGTCCCAGATGTTTTACACCTCCGCTCTTCAATCGACGATCGATTTGAGCAAACTCATTGCCGCGCCAAAAAAAGGAGGGAGAATACTCGCAAGTGATGTAAATATACGGCGAGTTGATCTTGACGTAGCCGCCCTTATACTGACCTTGGTAAGGATAGCGGTCAAGCAAACGCAATAAATCACGGTAAGGCCACTTTCCGTCAAAGTCATCAATGATGATGGCTTCCTGTTGTTCGTATCCGTCC